TGAGGACGTCCGTAAGCCATCAACTTAACGTTCTTATGCGTTGTAGCATCTTGTTTTTTAAGTGTGACGGTAAGCGTCTGCTCTGCGAATGTAGTGCCATTCTCACGGCTTGAGTTGTATACTTGGTCAAAAGAGTTAGTTCCTTTGAGTTCGTATTTGTATAGGTTAGCAACGTTGGCGATAGTGTCGATGGTATCAGTACCTGCAACATATGCAACGTCTACACTTGGGTCATAGTCTCCGTAATTAACAAAGTAGATAGCGTCAATACCACCTACTGCGTCTTTACATACTTCTAAGCGACCATTTGCGACTTCACAAGACATATTATTTAGATTTTAAATGTTATAAAAAAGGGAGGAGCGTATACCCCTCCCCTGTAGTTTAAGTTAAGCTAAGATTAGTTAGCAGAGTTTGTGATTCCGTAAGTAACAACGTCAGATGCAAAACCGTATTTAGCATCAGCCGAAAAACGGAGAATTACGCGGACATTTTGTGAACCGTCAACATCAGCCATGTCTAAAACTTTAACTTCGTTCATGTCGTTCAACAAACCAGTTGCAAAGTACAAGTTAGATTTTTGAGCAAGTAGAGCTACGTTGTTAGCAAGACCGTTAGCCATGAATACACGAACACCGTCAAAGTAAACATCACCAAGTTGTTGGTTTGTACCTTTGTTGTCGTAACCATTAGCACCTACACCTGAAGCAGCGAAGCCACCCAATGCACGAACATAAGCACGATAGATGTTAGAAGAAACGTAAAGTGTCAAGTCTTCTTTTCCGTAAAGTGCAGCAGGACAAGCATCAACGATTTTACCAAGCTCGGTGATTACGTTAGCAGCAGTTACAGTAGTACCTGCAACTTCTTGTGCAGCAGGAAGGTTAGCATCAGTAGTCAATTGTGTCATGATACCTGCAAACTGACCTGCAGTTGCGTTAACACCTGACCAAATTGAAGTTTCCATACCTGCGGCAACTTTCTCGGCAGCGTGTGCAATCAAGAAGTCAGCGAAAGATTTAGGAAGGGTGTCAAATGCAGAGTAACCCATTTGGATAGCATCCCAATCTGAACGAAAGTCAGACTTACAAAGTTGCAAGTTAACTTGGAAGTATTCAGGTTGAAGGATACGCTCCGTCAAAGTAACTGTAGACGTAGGGTCAAAATCACAAGTAGCGTTTTTGATGATGTCATCAGTAGCGACACGCTTGATTACTTGTTTGAATTTGACGTTAGGCATAATAGTGATACCGCCTTTGTCAAGGGTTGGAGCAGACAATAAAGCTGCTGCGATGTACTTACCTGCGAACTCGCCTGCGTAAGTAGTAGTAATTGAAGTTGTTGTTGGCATTTCTTCGTTTAAATTAAGTTATTAAATGTTATTGAATTTTTCAAGGATTGAATCCATTGTAGAACGACTGCGATTTTTAGCAACACGGAACGCTTCTACTTTAGTTTCGTTTTCAGGGTTGAATGAAATAGGTTTAGGCTCTTCGCTCAATTCAACTGGTGCGACTTCTTCTGCAACTTCAGTAGATAAATTGAGTTGTGCTTTTAACTCTTCGTTTTCTTTTTTCAAGGCTTCGATTTCGCTAAAGAAAGATTCTTTAGTTACTGATTCGATGATTTTCTTTGCGGTAGGTGCAGCAGGCTCTTGTGCCATTTCTTCTTCAGCAGGCATTTCAGCTTCAGGAGCTTCAACTTCTACCTCTACTTCTGCTTCAGCAGCTTCACGGATGTCAGCGATAACACCTTCTTCGATAACTACCAAGATGCGACCATCTTCAAGTTCATAGTCACCTACAGGAAGTGCGATACGTTGTTCGTCTTCAGTTAGGATAAACACAGGTTGTCCTGCTTCGAATACTTCTGCTTCAAGCATAGATACACCATCAGTAAGGCGCATAGTTTCCAACTTCACTTCTAAACCTAAAAGTGTGCGGACTTTGTTTAAGATTGATTTTTCGTTCATTTGTTTTTATTTATTCGTTTTCCCAAGAGTAAGAATTCAATGCACTAACGGCAGCTTCCACATCAAAATAAAGTTTGTCGACTGCTGAATAATTTGGAATTGATTTTGGGTCTATACCTAAATCTTTTGCTTGCTTGTCAATTTTTTCAAACATACTACCATACTTTAAAAGCGTTTTATTTGAAGAAGCAATTAACTTTTCTCCATTTGCATTTACTTTATCAGCACTTGCACTTGCAGCAGCAATCATTTTTTGAGCCTCTACTTTAACTTTGGCGATAGCATCGTCAGCAGCTTTGTACTTTGCTCTTTCGTCAACAAGAGACTTAATCATAGCCTCCATATCTCCTTTGGCTTTAGCCAAATCTTCGGCAGCACCCAACTCAATTTTGTGAGCAGATAACTCAAGCGCTTTGTTGGCTTCCGCCATTCTCGCCATTACTGATTTCATTGTGTTCATATGTATATAACGTTTTATAGATTACTTGTTGCGTTTTTATCCGTTTTGACGTACGATAGTTCTCACTCCGCTTACTTCATTTGCAGTAACGGTGTCTCCTGTTCCTTCCGTCTTTCCGATGCCTTGTGCCTCTAAACTTCCGTCACAACATTTGGTTGAGTATTTTCCGTCTGCGCATAGGCAGCCACGTCTTGAACCTTGACGAGGACTTGCTTTACTTGGTGTTTTAAATTTGCTCATATTATTTAAGTAGGTCTTTAAGTTGGTTAATAATTTCATTTTTGCTCATATCTTGTCTTGGTGATTCAGGCATCTTGTCAGCGAAGTATCCCTCAATTGAGAATCCTTTTATCTTGCCTTCCTTAACATCGTTCCATACCTCATCGTTATCCACCTTCATAGAAATCATCCAAGTTCCTTTAGGTAGGTTGAATCCGTACAACTGGCTTTTGTCCATCTTTTCGTCTTCAATTAGCCACGATTCTACTACGCTCATTCCTTTGATAGCGTCCTTGTGTTCGTAGGTAGCGTTGTTTTGGTTGCCTTTCTTAAAGAATAACTCCATAGCTTGACGCACCGTGTTCTCTGAAAAGTAGATATAGAACTCCTCCTCTTTGTTTCTGCGGTAAATCTTCTTGTTAGGGATAAGAGCAGCACCCATTAGGATGCGTTTCTCGGTGTCAATTTCTTTGAGTTCAACTTCGTGTTTTGCTAACGCGATGAAGTTCTCCTCTATGGCAGGTGCTTCTACCACGGATACCGCATTGATACCGCTTTGGAAGTCTTTTTCGTCAATGATTAGCTCTAATACATTCATAATAAAATAACGTTTTTAGGTTACAATGTTGCGTTTTTAATTCTATTGCGGTCAAGTGCCTGTGCAGAAGTGACTTCACCACTTACTACATATGCTTGAATTGGTTGTTGTTGTATTTGTGCAAGCTGATTCATTCCTGAATTGCCTACGACATTGAAGTTTGGTGCTTGAGCTGCCGAACCCCCAAAAGAATTACTGATGTTTCCACCACCACCTCCACCGCCACCATTCGGAACTTTTACTGCCGTAATTGCTTTGATGTTTTTAATACCTGCTGCAATAGCCAAACCTGCGTTGATAGGTGCAAGTACAGGGCCTACAATTGGAACTCCTACCGTAGATGTGTACGCTTTTTGAGCAGATAAATAAGTGTCTATAGTGGCTTGTGCAATTGCTGCGGCTTTACCTGCTGCGCTTTCTCTACCGAATAGGTCTGCAACTTTACCAAGAGTATCAGACGTAGCTTGTAGGGCTTCATTCATATCAGCAATCTTTTGCTTTTGAATTTCCTTCTCTGCTTTAGCTATGTCTAATTTTAATTGTAATCCGTCTTTTAGTCCTTCGTTTTCTAACTTTTGAAACTCTAAAGTTTTGTCTAAAGTAGCTTTGCGAATGTCAAGTTTTTTAACCTCCATATCTTGGAGAATAGAAACCTCTTTTTCCGCTTCCTCAACAACTTTATCAGCAGATTTGGTAACTACCTTTTCGGCAGGCTTATCCATTTCCTTTAGAGCAAGAGTAAATCCTGCAGCTTCGTTTTTTAGTTGGGCTAACTTTGTCTTTGTTTCCTCAATTACTTTATCAGCTTCGTCAGCAGTTTCTTTAGGATTAAATATTAAACCTGTGATGCTTTTATTTAGACCTTCGCGCAAGTTAAAATCTTTGCCTAATGCCTTTCCAACCATATCAACCGTACCAAGTAACAACTGAAGCGGAGCAGTTAAGAAAGTAAGTATACCTGTTAGAATTTCTTGGTTTCGTTTTGCAGCATCTACCTGCGCTTTCTTTGTAGATTCTTGTTGAACTAACTGCGCCTCCGTTGCCTTAATTACGGCTTGAATTTGCGTTTGCTTAATTCTTAAAATATCGCGCTCGGATTTACCTTGTAGTTTTAAGATATTATCCTGACCTGATATTGTATCGTATTTCTTTTGTTGTGCAAGTACGTTTGCATCCGTCTTTGCGTTGAGTTTAGATTGCTCATCGCTTACACCGCTAACCGCAGCTTTGATATTATCCCAAGTTGCCGCAAGAGTACCTAACGCTACAACAAGTAAACCAATACCAGTTGAACCGATAGCAGCTTTCATAGCCGAACCAAAAGCCTTAATAGATGGTATAGCCTCACGGAATCCTCTAACGCCATCCGCAATAGCCATTGCCGACTGAACTTTAAGCAATGCCTCCTCTACTTGAGCTGATTCCGCACCAAAAGCGCCCATAGCTCCCTGCACAAGTTGAAATCCTGCCGTAGCACCGCCCAAAGCACCTCCTAACTTTTGAGACATTGTACTCGCAGCAGCATCAACTGCCATATCCGTTTGGATTTGAACTTTTCGATAGTTACCTACGGTCTCTAATAAGTCCTTATATTCTTGAGTTGTAGTCTTACCTGCGTTGGCTAACTCATACAACCTATCTTCTGCCTCACCCATACGAGTGGTAAGCGGTTGCAAGTCTCCGTATACTTCCTCGAAGCTCTTGTTAACATCGTTAGTAGCTTTGGAGAGGTTCTCCATTGCATTAACTGCCTGTTTAGTATCTACGTCTATTTTTATAGTTTTAACCTCTGCCATTTGTCTTATTTGTTAGTTGTCGTTTTCCTTGTTTCCACATTTTTTTCATAGACGTGGTCAGTTCGTGTTTTCCTTTGGCTATGTCAATCAACTCGGATTCTCCGTAGAAGTTGTCAAGTTGTAGCATTGCGATTATTTGCTTTATCATTGGATTATATAAAAAGATTCAGTTGTTGTGCTTCCGTCTAAATACGTATATGTAACTACGATAGTGTAAACCGTACCTGCTGCGCCACTCGGCAAAGTGATAGTCAATGAACCGCTTGCAGTCATCGGATTTGGAGTGAATAATACATCAGGGTTGCTACAAGAAAACGACAAATAACTAATAAGACAAATGGCAGAAACTAAAACAATCAATCTTGAGGTAGAAACTAATTTAGGTTCGTTAAAATCTCAACTTCGTCAAGCGCAAGCGGCAGTAGCAGCTTTATCTGACCAGTTTGGTGCAACATCGCAACAAGCCGCAGAAGCAGCTAAACGTGCTGCTGAACTTAAAGATAGAATTGAGGATGCAAAAAACTTAACTGATGCATTTAACCCTGACGCTAAATTCAATGCTTTATCTCGTTCAATAGGCGGAGCGTTAGACGGATTCCAAGCGTTTGAAGGTGCTATTGGGCTTATTGGCGTAGAATCCGAAGCCTTACAAGCTACATTGCTCAAGGTTCAGTCAGCAATGGCACTCTCTCAAGGTATTCAGGGAGCAATGGAGGCTAAAGATTCCTTTATTCAGTTGGGAGCGGTTGTTAAAAATGCCTTTGTAGGTATGACTACGGCATCAAAAATCTTTATGTCCGTAGGTATTTTGGCTTTGGTTAGTGGTATTATATACCTTGCAACGGAAGTTAAAGCCGTTACAAGAGCCTTTGAGGACTTTACTGATTGGTTAGGATTTACGGATAATGCCGCTAAACGTAATGCTAAAGCAATTGAAGATAATGCAAAGCGTGTTGCCGCTGCAAATGACCGTGTAAACGCATCTAATCGAAAACGTGCGGAGGCATCTGCTGCTGCGTATGACCACGAGATTGCAATGGCGGAAATTGCAGGTAAGGATACAACTAAACTTGAGATTGAGAAAAGCCAAAATCAAAGTCAAGCAGCGAGAGAACGATATAACAATGCTTTAAAAGAATACGAAAAACTAAAAGGTCAAAACTCAAAATTTGCTATAGAAAGACGGAAGGAATTAAAAGAGCAATTAGATTCTGAGAGAACATTTTTAAGAGACGAAAGATACGCAAGAGAACAAGCAAGAGCGCAAGCGTCAGCAGATAGGAAAGAAGCATATAAAGAAGCTAAAGCAGATAGAACTGCTGCTCAAAACGAAGCTGCAAGAAATGCTATAGAATTTGAAAACGAATTAAATTCAAGGTTAGAACAAGTAGCAGAACAGAACTATTTAAATTCTTTGTCAGAACAGGATAAAGAAATTCGTTTAGTACAAGATAAATACTTTGAGTTAGAAACGCTTGCTGAGGGTAACGCAGATGCATTGAGAGAAATTGAAATAGCGAAGCTAAATGAAATCAATGACATCAATCTAAAATATCAACAGGAAGCATATGATTTAGATAAGGAAGCTGCTGAAAAGAAAAAAGAATTAGATGAAAAGTCTAAACAAGAAAGAATTGAAGCGGAAAAAGCAGTTGCTGAAACATTGGCTACAATTAGGCAGCAGGACTTTAACAATATAGAAGCAGGATTGGATTTAATTTCATCTTTATTCGAGAATAATAAAAAGGTACAGGCTGCGGTGTTGGTTGCTGAAAATGCAGTTGGTATTGCTAAAACAATTATGAACACACAGGCTGCCAATCAACTTGCAAGAGCGCAAGGTACTGCTTTAGCAATTGCATCAGGTGGGGCATCAGTAGCAGCAGCAGAAGCGCTTGTAGTTAGAAATAATATTGGAGCAGGAATTAGCATTGCATCACAAATTGCAGCAACTGCCAAAGGATTGTCTGCACTAAAAGCAGGAGGCGCACCTGCAAGCGGAAGTATTTCAGATGGTGGCGGTGGCGGTGGTGGAGTAATGTCTCCGTCATTCAACGTAGTTGGTAATTCAGGAATGAATCAGCTTGCACAAATTCAGCAGCAACCAATCCAAGCGTATGTTGTGAGTGGTGAGGTAACATCAGCTCAGGCACTTGACCGCAATAGAATTAAAAACGCAACATTGTAACCTAAAAACGTTATTTTATTATGAAAGTATTAGAGCTAATCATTGACGAAAAAGATATGAAAGGTGGAATCAACGCAGTCTCTGTAGTTGAATCTCCTGCCATTGAGGAGAACTTTGTAGCCTTAGCAAAACACGAAGTAGAACTCAAAGAAATTGACACCGAGAAACGTATCCTAATGGGTGCTGCTCTTATCCCGTATAAGAAGATTTACCGCAGAAACAAAGAGGAGGAGTTCTATATCTACTTTTCCGAAGACACCGTGCGTAGAGCTATGGAGTTGTTTTTCATAAATGGCAACCAATCAAGCGCAACATTTGAACACAAAAAAGCCATCACAGGAATGACTGCCGTTGAATCGTGGCTAATCGAAGACGAAAAGATGGACAAAAGCCAGTTGTACGGATTCAACCTACCAAAAGGAACTTGGATGATTTCTATGAAAGTAGATAACGATGAGGTTTGGCAAGATGTAAAAGAAGGCAAGGTAAAAGGATTCTCTATTGAGGGATACTTCGCTGACAAGATGCCTAACTCACCTCGTGAGGAGCAAGAAAAACACGCAATCATTGAACAACTTAAAAACCTACTCAAACTCGAATCATACTCCGACTATCCTGAAGCTGCAAAGGAGAACGCTAAAATCGCTCTACGTTATGCAGAAGAAAACGGATGGGGTGATTGCGGAGAGGCTACAGGCAAAGCTCGTGCCAACCAGTTAGCAAACGGAGAAGCTATCAGTAGAGACACTATTGCTCGTATGGCATCTTTTGCAAGACATCGTGAAAACGGACAAAGAGAGTTAGGCGATGGATGCGGTAGATTAATGTGGTTAGCTTGGGGAGGTGACGAAGGTGTCGAATGGGCGCAACGTAAATTAGAACAAATCAAAAACCAATAATATGAAATTCAAAACACCAAGTAAAGCAAGTCCAAGACCAGGTTCAAGACGTGGCTGCCTATGCGCAGACGGAAAATACTCAACCAAATGTTGTGATGGAAGTTTAGAGGCACAAGGCATCGGAAAGACGGAAGGCACAGGTAACAACGTTACGGCAACTGAAGTAAGCGGAGTGAGAACGATTGTACGTCAAAACGGATAAAAACGCAACAAATATATTTTGAAACGTTTTCTTATTGTAAACAATAAACTACAAATGAACGAAAAATCAATCTTAAACAAAGTCCGCACACTTTTAGGTTTAGAAGTGAAGTTGGAAACTATGCGCCTTACTGATGGTGTATCTATGCTTGAAGCAGAAGTATTCGAAGCAGGTCAACCTGTGTTTATCCTAACTGAAGACGAACAACGTATTGCACTTCCTGTAGGTGACTACGAACTCGAAGATGGTCGCATCTTGGTAGTTATCGAAGAAGGTGTTATCGCTGACATCCGTGAAGCTGCTGAAGCAGAAGTAGAGGTAGAAGTTGAAGCTCCCGAAGCTGAAATGCCTGCTGAAGAAGAAATGGCACAAGAGCCTGCTGCACCTACCGCAAAAAAAATCATCGAATCAGTAACCAAAGAATCTTTCTTTAGCGAAATCGAAGCCTTGAAAAAAGAAAACGAAGAGTTGAAAGCACAACTCAATTTATCAACTGAAGTTGCAGAAGAAGTCGCACCAGTTGAATTGAGCGAAGAGCCTAAACCTATTTCATTCAACCCTGAAAACGAAACTAAAGTAGAATCGTTCCGTGACCGCAGCCGTTCTACAATGGATTCAATCCTTGAAAAATTTAATAATATTTAATAACTTTAATAACTTAATTTAAACGAAGAAATGCCAACAACAACTTCAATTACTACTACTTACGCAGGCGAGTTCGCAGGTAAGTACATCGCAGCAGCTTTATTGTCTGCTCCAACCCTTGACAAAGGCGGTATCACTATTATGCCTAACGTCAAATTCAAACAAGTAATCAAGCGTGTCGCTACTGATGACATCATCAAAAACGCTACTTGTGATTTTGACCCTACGTCTACAGTTACTTTGACGGAGCGTATCCTTCAACCTGAATACTTCCAAGTTAACTTGCAACTTTGTAAGTCTGACTTTCGTTCAGATTGGGATGCTATCCAAATGGGTTACTCTGCATTTGACACCCTTCCTAAATCTTTCGCTGACTTCTTGATTGCACACGCTGCCGAGAAAGTTGCCGCAGGTATGGAAACTTCAATTTGGTCAGGTGTTAACGCAACTGCAGGTCAGTTTGCAGGTATCATGACACAATTGACTACTGATGCTAACCTTCCTGCTGCACAAGAAGTTGCAGGTACTACTGTAACTGCTGCTAACGTAATCACCGAGCTTGGTAAAATCGTTGATGCTTGTCCTGCTGCACTTTACGGAAAAGAAGACTTGACACTTTACGTTTCTTCTAACATCTATCGTGCTTATGTTCGTGCATTGGGTGGCTTCGCTGCTTCAGGTGTAGGTGCTAATGGTTACGACAACAAAGGTACAAACCAACAACTTGGTGATGTTTACTTTGACGGTGTTCGTGTATTCATGGCTAACGGTCTTGCTAACAACGTAGCTCTACTTGCTCAAAAATCTAACTTGTACTTTGCAACTGGTTTGTTGAACGACATGAACGAAGTTAAAGTTTTAGACATGGCTGATGTTGACGGTTCACAAAATGTCCGCGTAATTCTCCGTTTTTCGGCTGATGCTAAATACGGTTTTGCATCTGACGTTGTTACTTACGGAATCACAAACTCTGCTAACTAATCTTAGCTTAACTTAAACTACAGGGGAGGGGTATACGCTCCTCCCTTTTTTATAACATTTAAAATCTAAATAATATGTCTTGTGAAGTCGCAAATGGTCGCTTAGAAGTATGTAAAGACGCAGTAGGTGGTATTGACGCTATCTACTTTGTTAATTACGGAGACTATGACCCAAGTGTAGACGTTGCATATGTTGCAGGTACTGATACCATCGACACTATCGCCAACGTTGCTAACCTATACAAATACGAACTCAAAGGAACTAACTCTTTTGACCAAGTATACAACTCAAGCCGTGAGAATGGCACTACATTCGCAGAGCAGACGCTTACCGTCACACTTAAAAAACAAGATGCTACAACGCATAAGAACGTTAAGTTGATGGCTTACGGACGTCCTCA